GCGGCGGCGGCGGCGGCGGCGGCGGCTTTGATGAAGCACTGAAAAATCTTTTAAACATATTTTAATTTATACAAAAGAAAAAAAAAAGTGTATCACTTAAGATCTACACGCGTTGTTATAACTAAAGTAAACACACAAACAAACGTAAGAAATGGAGAGTATCCGTAAGGTTCACAACCTCGTAAAGCGTGACCTCATCACGACAGTGTGTTCAGGATTTGGCACTAACACTGTCGCGGTGCTGGACGTTGGATGCGGTTTTGGTGGTGATCTTAATAAATGGCAAGGGTGTACCAATATCGGTCGTCTGGATATGTGCGATCCGAACGAAGAATCGGTCAAGGAAGCGAAGTCGAGAGCCAAGAATCTGGGGTACGTCAAGGACATCAAGATATATGTAGGTGATATTTTCGGTGGATACCACCGGACCTACGATATCATCTGTTACAATTTTTCGATGCACTACATCTTTGCTAGTGAACAGCTGTTTTTAGGGAGTCTCAAGAAACTCAGATCCAAGATGAACAAAGGCGGCAAACTGATTGGATGTATCCCGGACTCGGACAGTATCATTATGGCCGCCCCGTACTCGGACTCGTTGGGGAACTATGTGACTTATACAAACCAGTCGACCGGGTTTGGTAAAGTCGGCGAATGGATCGACGTTCGACTGATTGACACTCCATACTACGCCAGTGGACCACAGTCCGAACCACTGGCGTACAAGGACCTTCTGATCAGCAAACTCGAACAACTCGGGTTTAGGTTGGATTCGTGGAAACCGATGGTTGAAGAATGTTCACTCACCAAGATTACCTGTTTGTACAGTAAATTTATCTTCACACTATTGTAAAAAAAAATTGACGATGATGATGATCGCCCTTCTCGTCGTCATTCTATTTGTCATTGACGCGTATATCGTATTGGTAAAAACCAAAACCCCTCCACAATTAAAGGAAGTCCACCGACGGTACGCAATTCTCCGTGACCACATTAGCAGTTCGTCGTCCGAACCAGACAATTTCAGTTCGTTGACAGACCAGGTGCCGCTTACGTGTTTCAGTGGTAAGCGGATCAGCGACGACGTCGGGTACAATATAAACAAAGGCGGTGAAATCGGACTTTGTCTAGATGGTACGGCGAATGATATGTTTCACGTGTTGATTCACGAACTCGCGCACACGGTCACTAAAAAATATTCTCACAACAAGGAGTTCTGGTCAAACTACACCAAACTCAAGGACTTGTGCATAAAACTGAAAATCTATACAGATATCCCAGGGAAGAGGAAGTTCTGCGGCGAGTACATCCAAGACTAAAATAAAATATGTTTTAATAAATAAATAAAACAGTCAATAATGCCAGTGACATCCGTATCAGATATTATGAAATCGTCCTCCCTGTGGATGATCGCGCTCCTCTGCCCCGTGTTGATCTTGCTGATCAACAATAACGTGTCACGCTCAATCCTTTTCACGCTGTACCCAATCATTTTGGCCGGCCTGACTCGTACCGGTCCATTTTGGGTGGACAAGATCCATATCCTAGGGGTGTCCTTTGTGGTTGGTGCAATCTACGTTCTCATCAACGCAACATCTGTAAAGGTCCGTGAAGCCATCCGCGACCCGAACACCGATAAGGTGCGGGCCGGGTTCATATTCGGTGGACTGTCTGTTGCGACGGTGAGTATTCTGGCGATAAGTGGAATATTTACAAATCTCTACCGCGACAGTAACTTTAGTGCTTGAGAACAACCCGCCGACCGAAATAGAACAGCGCTGCGGCGACCACCCCAGTCGCCGCCAGCCCGGTCACACTCCGACTTCCATTTTCACCGACAAATTTGGGCACCATCGTCGCCAACTTTTCTTGAAGTGGCTTCGAAAATGCTACAACCGCCACGAGTCCTACAAATAGAGCCTCTGCCTGCTCATCTGTAAGATTCATCGGGTACTTTGACCCCACGGTTGGATCAGCAGCCGCCACCATCATTTGGGGTACCTGCTGTTGCTGTTGCATCATCATCTGAGGTACCTGCTGCTGATGCATCATTGCGGCACGAGGGTCTTCGGTGACTCCTGGCTGGACTTCGTTCATTGACATAATGTCGGCAATCGGTGTGGAGTCCATTGATATTTGTGGTGGTGGTGGGGGGGTTGAATTATACTCTATATTTTTTTCGGGTGGGGATTGTTGCGCGGACGGTGGTGGTGGCTGCGTCAGCGGAACCATCATCGATGCACCGGACTCGTTGAGATCCATGGTCTGAACGTTATTCATATTTTTCTAATTAATTAATTTCATATGGTTAAATTTTATTTCAAAATCCGCCGCGGAGACGGAGGACCAGGTGCAGGGTAGACTCTTTCTGGATGTTGTAGTCCGCCAGAGTGCGTCCATCCTCCAACTGTTTCCCGGCGAAAATCAAACGCTGCTGGTCTGGGGGAATTCCCTCCTTGTCAGTGATTTTAGCTTTGACATTGTCGACGGTGTCCGACGACTCCACTTCCAAAGTGATGGTCTTTCCGGTGAGGGTCTTCACGAAAATTTGCATATTTGCTTTACAAAACAAACGTTTCAAATCTTTAAGAGTTCCAAGTACCGTTTCCTTGTTTTACAATCTCAATAGTTGGCATTATCCCGTCATCTCCAGCACTTGAACTTCCTTCAAGGACACTCCCGTATTTTGTACTCCATCCTTCCACATACATTATCGTCTGTTCATCACACATTAATTGGAGACTGCCATCTGTTGCTTCTTTTATCCAATATGGCCGCCCGGTGTCAGATCCAACCTCGAGAGCTGCTGCAACTGATTGAAATGAATTTGCGAATTTGACCCATCCTTTGCCATCGTTGAGGTTGACCTTCAGGTTGCGAAATTTATTGTCAGGATCTGGATAATTATCGTCCGTTGTAAACTCGTCAAGGCCAAACAGAGTGCCAGTAACACCAGATGCGCAAGTTACAACAGAGTAGTAATTGGACTTCTCTTTTGTCACAAGGTCCGAGAACCAACACGGATTACCATTAACTTTCAATCTAAATATTGTACCAATTGAATTTGGTGTGACATCTGGACAGTATCCACAATAGTGCTTTGAGTCACCACAGGTAAGATATGCAGGGTCATATGCGTCAGGACAATATCTGTTTTTGATAACTCCGCTGTTGAGTTCACTATTCCTATCGGCATTGTCGGATGAACATAGTGAGTAGTTTGTACACGACGTCGTACAGCAGCGTTCACCATCTGGAATAGTGTCACCATAGTCTAACTCTCCACCAGTTCCCTGAACCCCACCAGCCCAGCATGATGATGGGTCGTCTCTGCATTCGTCGTAGGTGATACCTTTGTCACCCCACACGACATTACTCGCCTTTTCTTCGTTGTTGTAAACCTTGACACCGATGTAGTACGTCCCTTCGTGTTCGAGATCGTGAATGAGGGACTTGTCATACTTGACCTTGTTGTCCGAACCTGTGACACCGATGTCACCTTCCGGAAGAGTGACACCGGTCGGTAAATTGTCAACGTCCGTTACATTGAAATTTGTTAGTTTGTTGTCACTGCCATCGTCTGACTTGCTTTTACTGAGGTAAAACTCGAAGTGAGTGAAAGCATCTGACCCAACCCCATAGGAAGTCGGATTGGTGAAAGTAATGAACAGACCTGGGTTGCTCGACCCTTCGCCACCCACCCCCGTTGGGTCATTTGGTGCTCCTCCTGCATTCTTTTTATTCGAGAACATACCGAGCCAAATGAAGAATCCAATAACCGAAAGGACCGTGAGGACCGCGAGACCGATTTGCCACGATTTCATTTGTTTAATTTATTTTTTAAATATACGTGATTATTTTTTTTTCGTCACGGTAACACTTTGCTGTCGGGCTGAGGCTTTGGAATTATTTTGTGGTTCGGGATTCTTCCCGTGTTTGGGGTTATAGTTGCGTTTGTGACACGCCCAGAGTGCCGGTGAGCCGATCCTGAAATTCTTGCGGAGTTTAGCCTTGTACCAAAAAACACAGTCTTGGATCTTGTTGCTCTTGGACGTGTTGTCCAGAACCAGGCACTCGTAGTTCTCGGTGCAGGCGTCCATCACCTGGGAGAATACCGCCAAATTCGGAAAAACTCCAAAAAAGGACTTGTACAGCTTCTCGCGGTTCTGCACAATGTTCTCGCGGAGGATGAACACGTAGTCCACGTTGGCTCGTAGGTCCGGGGTGAGGTCCATACAGTACTGCATCGTGAGCATAAAAAAGATCTTCCAGTGTCTGCCGTTCATAAAGCACTGCCGAATGCAGGTGTCCTTCATAAACTTCTTGTCATACATACAGTCGTCCAACAGGATGAAGGCATTGCTGGTCTTGTTCTGTGAGATGATTTGCTTCTGCCGGTCGAGGACTCTGTCGATGGCGTCGCGGTCATAGTCGCTATATATGAACAGATCCGGGACGAAGCTTTTGTAGTGATGATTGCCCTCCTCGGTCGCCGACATCACCACACCGGCTGGGATGTGTTTTTTGTGATACAAAACATCCGTTACCAAAGTAGATTTACCGGTCCCGCGTTTCCCGATAAAGACACAGACCTTGTCATCAGCAATGGTCGCCGGATTAAACTTCTTCAATTGAATGTTCATAATATCACTCTTATGACCGACTCTACTTTTTTTATGATTAAAAAATACACACTCTGTTAATAAAATATAAAGAATGTCCGCCGGTCGACTGACTCTTGCCGTTGAGGGTATTCAGGATCAGTTTCTCACTGGCAATCCTGAAGTGTCCTACTTTCTCAAGCGGTTCACCAAGCAAACCATCTTCGCAATGGAGACGATGAACAATGTGTTTGACAATGGGTCAACGTGGGGTGACACCTTGCGATGTACCATTCCACGAAAAGGTCAACTCATAAAGAGCATATACTTCAGAGCAAAGTTGCCGGCGCTGACCTCCCGCGAATCACCAAGTGATGCTCAGTACATCGGTTACACCGACTCGGTTGGGGCGGTGATGATTGAATATGCTGACCTTATAATTGGCGGACAGCTCATTGAACGAATTAATGGCGAGTATATCACCATCTTTAACGAACTGTTCCAGAATGACTCTCAACAGACGTCACTCGAGTGGCTCACCGGCAAGACCAAGACCCGGAACGGGCTCGGGGTGGCGACAAACAACACAAGTGCATCACCGTCTGACATTCCATATGGTGCGTACCCTCGGGAATTCCTGATCACGTTACCGTTTTACTTCATTTATAGTGACCCTTTGGCAATCCCGTTGGTGTCACTCACAAAACAGGAAGTCGAAGTCGTCATCAAACTCAGACCCATCGAGCAGGTATTGGTCGGAAAGGACTCAGGGGATTTACCACCAACGAATTCAGTGGATGCATTGATACTGAACCCCCGACCGGGTATCGAGTTGGTGTCCCTTCCCGTTGAGTACGTCTTTCTGGGTGATGACGAGATTGCCAAGATTCAAAACACACAGAAGGACTATGTGATCACCCAACTCCAGATGCAGGAGGTCCACGTTGAGCCTAATGTCTCGTCAGCTCAACTCCGACTCAATTTCATCAACCCCGTCAAGGAGATGTTCTTCATCATCCAGAACACCTACCATACCGGACCGAAGTTCAACACCTGGACAAATTGGAGTAATTTCCAATACAATGTGTCACCAAAGAAATCACAGATAGATACCCTCGAGCTTACCTTCAACAGCGAGGTCAGGTTGTCTAGTGATGTGGCTGATTCGTTGTTCCTCAACTGGGTCCAACCTTTGAACAATCACACCCGGTCGGGTACTACACCAATCGGACACGATATAGGACCAATCTACAACTACAGCTTTGCATTGGACCCTGAAAACTATCTGCCGACCGGTCAGGTGAATATGAGCCGCATCATCAACAAGAACCTAACAGTGAACCTGACTCCGAATACATCCGCTGGTGGCAGAGATATTCGGGTCTACGCCAAGTCCTACAACATTCTCCGGTTTGCGGATGGTCTCGCGGGACTGTTATTTATAGAAAACAACCGTTTCTAAAAGAAATACAAAGATGCAGTCCACCTTCGAACCGGGTAGCTACGAGCAAAACTTTGTAGACACTGCGATCCAGCTACTGCTGCCGGTCCTTGAGAAGAGTATGATACTAGCAGCCGACTATTCAAAGGCATGCGACCGAGACTTTGTGACGTCGTGGGATCTAAAGTACGCGATGAGGTACTGCACCCAGCACGTGTTAGGCAGAGTTCAAGGCAGTCTCTTCCCGGAGATATACGAAGACGACTCAGACTCGGACGGGTCGGGAGACGACGCCTTAGACATCGTTCAGGAGAACGAGGACTCCTTCACCCGTTACACAGGTGATGATCCATTTTACAACAAAATGAATGACGCATTTGACGGGTGGGATAACTGGGAACCACAGTCGCCGATGGAGAACATCCTCAAGGATGCGATAGACAAGCAAAATTAAATCTACAAAGGCAGAAATAATCATCACCGTCGGGTATGTCCAATATTGACCAGTTTGGTAAAGATGATCCCGAACCATGGAAGCCAACTGATACCGAATATGCCATGTACGAGGACATAGACCGAACCGAAATCAAAGGCTATGGAGACGATGACGACGACGACTACGATGACGACGACGACGACGACGACGAAAAATCATCAGTTACGAGTTCTACCGCATCGTCAACGACGACACCTGTTACCCGTCCGAAAAAAGTGAAGCAATCCAAACCCCGAAAAACGTACACGCAAGTTCTTCAGGAAGACACAGACTTTATGGATGAAAAATACACGATACCGAAGAAAATTTAATTTTTTTTTATTTATGTATAATTATAAAACCATCCAAAAAAAATGTCAGCATCCCCTTCTTACACCGTCAAAAGCATTGAAGCTCAGGCTATGAACATTGGACATCAGCTATCCACGCAGTCCCTGACCGCCCTGGTCGCCGGGTTCAGCTTCGCCTCCGCGATTGCCTGGATGGATGTTGCCCGCTTTATCATCAGCAACGTTGTCAAGGTCGGCAAGAACGGCGCCGCCTACTACGTGCTCAGCGCGCTGATGACCACTCTGCTCGGCATCGTCGTCTTTATGATCGTCAACCGCGTGTCCAAGGGTATGGTCGCGCGCCCGTCCGGTGTTTCCTACGCGGTCACCGCCTAGATGAGATAACTAAAAGACCCAGGAGAAGACCTGCGACACATATTACCAGTATGGTCTTTTGTTCCTTGGTAAAACGATCGGCCGGTGCCAAATAGGGCAACTCGACCGGCTTCGGGAGCTCAGGAAGTACCGCTTTCTGCTCACTCAAACTCTGAAACTTGTCCAATGAACAAGTCACCTTTAATTTTAGTATATGATTTCGATTTCCAAAGTCATAGGGTATTAATTTGTTACAATTGTTCCAGTAAAAACGGAACCGCAACTTTTCAATACTCTGTTCTGGACCTTTATAGAAATTGTGTTGGATTCTGTCAGCGCTGCCGTTGAACTCGATAACTTTACCAACCGAATTTAGGTTGTAATCCGCACCGTTGCATAGAATACGACCCATATAGTTCGTCTCCAATGGCGTGGTCGACGGCTGGTCAAAGGTGTTGCTCCCGAAACTGAATGCACCACCGTCCGTGTAGACGTCGGTGTCCAGATCGTCATTCCCGGTTGTTACACGGACCAGGATGGATAGCGGACCATCAAGATTGACGACATTCGACACGAGGGCCGACCCCGTACTTGATACGTTAGACCCGTTGAAACCCATAATGTTGTACGGGGTCCCGACCGGTGAGGTATCAACATAGCCGTTTGAACCACCATAGAGGTTGAACGA